AAATTAAATGGTAAAACATCTTATAAATTAATATAATGGCATACATACAATCAAATTCTCCTTTTAACAAACTTAGGAAAACAACTAAAGGTAAAGGCAGGCATTTTCTTACTGCTGAAGAAGGTGCAGGTATGACAGAAGCTGGGCGTAGAGCTTATAATAAAGAAACTGGTGGTAATTTAAAAGCACCTCAACCAGGTGGTGGTAGCCGTAAAGAAAGTTATTGTGCTAGGTCTAAAGGTCAAATGCAAATGCATAATATAAATTGTTCTGAAACACCAGATAAAAGAATTTGCGCAGCAAGACGCAGATGGAAGTGTTAATTAATATATAAAAAATAAAACTATGCCATTTAAAATGAAAGGCTCTCCATTAAATAGAGTTGGAGATCCACCAAAAGACGGAATTATAAAAAGAGCTTTAACAGGACAAAGAGTAAGTAATAGTGTAGAAACATCTTCTCAAAGAAACGCTAAAGGACTGTATACTAAAGCTGAGTTGAAAGCCAAAAATTCTAACAAGGACTTGTACAGTGAATTTTCAGCAAGTTTGTCTAAACCAGGCAATAAATCTAACAATCCATTTGTAAATGGTGTAGATACTAGTGTTGTAAAACCATCCACTCCAAAAACTCCAAAGCCTTCAACACCTCCAACACCTAAAACTCCGCCTAAAAAAACAAATAAAAAAACACCTGTATCCTCGGAACCAATAAAAACTCCTTCGTTGACTTCAAAAGCAAGTGAAACATCTAATGCAAAAACAACGAGAGAAACAGGGGTAGCTGTAAAAGGGTATGAAGCTAAATTTTTAAATTCAGGAAAACAAACAACCAAAACTGAAAAATCTACTAAAGTTACTAAATCTACTGAAGCACCAAAAAGTAGAAAAGAAACTAGATTGGCTAAAACTAAAAACAAAGCTGCTAAAGTTAAATCTGATTACAACGCTGGTTCAAGAGGTCAAATGGAAGGTAAAGCAGCTAGAGCTAAATACGATAGACTAAATAAAAGAGCAGCAAGAATAGAAAAAAGAATTACTAAAAAAAATAAAAAATAAATATTATGAAAAATTATAGCGAAGGACCTTCTATGAAAGATTCAAAACAAAAAAGTAATAGCCCAGCTATGTATGGATCTCCAATGAATAAAATGAGTTGCTCACCAATGAAGATGACTGGATCTTGGATGAGTAAACACTGTTCTAAATAATGCAATCCAAAGGTTTAGGTGACACCGTAGAAAAGATAACTAAAGCTACTGGTATTAAAACCGTAGTTGATAAAGTGTCAGAGGGTCTTAATATTCCTTGTGGTTGCCAAAAAAGAAAAGAAGCTTTAAATAATATGTTTCCTTATAATGGCGTTCAAACTAAGTAATCCACCGTACTACATCGACAACACACCTATATACAATGTAGATTTAGGTAACGAAGTGTTAGGTAAAGCCGATAGAAATGGTAGCATACTTATAAATAAAAATATTACTGACGAAAAACAAAAACAAGATGTAATTAATCACGAGAAAGTTCATTTAGATCAAATGAAAAGAGGTGATTTAGATTATAACGATAGCGCAGTTTTTTGGAAAGGTAAAAAATATCCAAGAGCGCGAATGAAGGAAGGTGCTAAAAATCTTCCCTGGGAAAAAGAAGCTTATAACAAATCTTAAACTAAATAATTATGGCATTTAAAATGAAATACTCAAGTCCTTTTAATGAAAAAGGAAAGGCAAAAAGAATGACTGAAGAGGAATCTATGTCTACTGGTACACCTGATATGGAAGTTGAAATTATAGCTAAAAATGTAACAAAACCAGCTGGATATAGTTTACCATCTAGTGACATTTCTAAAGGTAGAAAAGTTTTTGAAAGACCTGGTAAAAGAACTTTTAAAGACGTAGCTCTAACTAAAGAAGAAAAACTAGGTGCTAAAGGTAAAAAATGGGCTAAAACAAGAACAGCAAGTGTTCAGACTGTTAATATAAAATAAAATGTCTAAAGATAAAAAACCTTTTAAAGAAACAGGATTAGGTAAGTTTCTACTAGGAGCTGGTTCTACTATAATAGATGTTGTAGGTGATGTGCTTCCAGATAAAGGTCTTTTAGGAGTAGTTAAAAAATTAATAGATAAAGATCCGGATCTAAGTGACGATCAAAAAGCTGAAGCTCATGATAGACTTGTGGAACTTTATAGATTAGAAGTAGAAGATAGAGACTCTGCTAGAAAAAGAGAAGTAAACTTAAGAAAGTACGGAACGGACTGGATGTTCAATTTAACTGGTATAGTTGGATTATCAGCTTTTGCTTTTTTAGTTTACACTGTAGTTACTACACAAGTACCAGAGTCGAATAAAGAAATTTTCATACATTTGATCGGTATAGTCGAAGGTGTTGCCTTAAGTATTTTTGGTTACTACTTTGGCTCTGCAATAAAAGAAAATAAATAATAATTAAATTAAATTAAACCAAATGAAAAAAGTACAAGAAATTACAAAAGAACAATTAGCTAAAATTCAAGAACAGCAAAAAGACTTGACTAATATTTTAAAAGATATTGGATTTGTAGAAGTTCAAAAACATGGATTGCTACATAAACAAGCAGAGTTAAATAATTCTATAGAGGAATTTAAAGCTGAACTTGAGAAAGAGTATGGCGCAGTTACTATTGATATAGAAACCGGTGCTTACACTGAGATTGTCAAAGAAGAAGAATAATGGCTTCTGTTATAAGAAAAATAAGCATTGGTTCTGATTACAAAAACGATGCGATGCACTACGCTGTTGGTCAATCTGTTTATGGTGGTCATGAAATAGCGTATATCTTATTCGATGAAAAAGATAGTTCTTATAACATTCACATAAAGAAGAATAACGAGGTAATGCCATGGAAGAAATTTAATTCTAACATGGCAGTATCTATTGAATACGATCTTGAATACTAATGAGAAGTATTTACGACTTCATTGTGAAGCCAGTTGGCAAGCGCTATGACAACGAAAAAAAAGTTGGAGATAAAACCTTGATTACAAACTCTTCAATAGAGAGTTTTAAATCTGTAAATAATTACGCTGAAGTAGTGGCAACACCTTTAGCTTACGAGACAGGCATAAGTGTTGGTGATATTGTTTTAATACACCACAACGTATTTAGAAGGTTTTACGACATGAGAGGTAATCAAAAAGATAGTAGATCAATGTTTATTGATGGACTATACTTTGTTGCGCCAGATCAAATATATTTATACGGACAACCAAAAAAATGGAAAACTTTTAATGATAGATGCTTTGTTGTTCCAATTAAAAATAAAGACAGCTTCTCTCTTGAAAAAGAGCAAAAGCTTATTGGTATACTTAAATACGGTAATAGTTCCTTACAAGCGCTAGAAATCAATCCTGGAGACCTTATTGGTTATACTCCTGGAAGTGAGTTTGAATTTGTGGTTGACGATAAGAAATTGTATTGTATGAAATCTAATGATATTGTAATTAAATATGAATACCAAGGAAACGAAGAAGAAAATAATCCTAGCTGGGCAAAAAGCAGTTGAGGAATTAATAAAAGTAGCTAGAGAAAAAATTGTTGATTCAGATGATGATATATCAGCTGATAGATTAAAAAATGCTGCAGCTACTAAGAAGTTAGCGATATTTGATGCTTTTGAAATACTAACACGTATTGAACAAGAAGAACAAATGTTAAATGATGAATCAGCAGATTCACCACAAAAAAATTTCAGAGGTTTCGCTGAAGGTAGATCTAAGTAATGTACGAACAAACGTTATATAAGATATTACCTGATCATATCAAGTCTAAAACTATAAAAACCCAAAATAGATATAAAAAGTGGGAGTATGGTTATAACAAAGAACATGATGTAGTTGTTATAAGTAAGACTGGTAAAATTGGAGAAATATACGAAATACAAGGATTAAAAATAGCATTACCTTTTATAGAGAATGCTTATTCAAGATCAGAAAACAAACTAGATCAGTATTGGGAAGCTCATGACATTCCAAAAGAATTGTCAAAGATTAAAACAATATTTGAGTGGGACACCTACCCTGATCACTTTAAAAACAAATGGTATGAGTATATCGATCAAGAGTTTGAATACAGGGAAAAAGGTTTTTCGTTTTATAACAAAGGTGTTCCTACTTACATTACTGGTAATCACTACATGTACTTGCAGTGGACCAAGATTGATGTTGGGAGAGCAGATTTTAGGGAAGCAAACAGATTATTCTTTATATTCTGGGAAGCTTGCCAAGCAGACAACAGATGTTTCGGAATGTGCTACCTTAAGAATAGGAGGTCCGGTTTTAGCTTCATGGCCAGCGGAACAGCAGTTAATATGGCAACAATATCTTCTGATGCGAGATTCGGGATCTTATCTAAATCAGGAGCAGATGCTAAGAAAATGTTTACAGATAAGGTGGTACCTATATCAATCAACTATCCTTTCTTCTTCAAACCAATTCAGGACGGAATGGATAGACCGAAGACCGAGCTCGCCTACCGCGTACCCGCGTCTAAGATCACCAGAAAGTCCGTCGATAAGGTTTCCACAGCCAAAAACGATTTACAAGGGCTTGACACCACGATCGACTGGAAAAACACAGGAGACAACTCGTACGACGGTGAAAAGCTCAAACTTTTAGTACATGACGAATCAGGAAAGTGGGAGAGACCTGATAATATATTAAATAACTGGAGGGTAACAAAAACAACATTAAGGTTAGGTAGTAGAATCATAGGTAAATGTATGATGGGATCTACTTCTAATGCTTTAGCTAAAGGTGGAGAGAATTTTAAAAAATTATACTATGACTCCGATGTTACCAAGAGAAACCGCAATGGACAGACTAGTTCAGGATTATATTCTCTGTTCATACCTATGGAATGGAACTACGAAGGATTCATTGATACTTATGGAATACCTGTATTCGATACTCCAGAAAAACCCGTTAAAGCGGCCGATGGATCGTTAATAGAGTACGGTGTAATAGAACATTGGCAAAATGAAGTTGATGGTTTAAAAAACGATCAAGACGGATTAAATGAAATGTATAGACAATTCCCAAGAACAGAGCAACACGCTTTTAGGGATGAGGCAAAAGAATCATTATTTAATTTAACTAAAATATACCAGCAGATTGATTATAATGAAGATTTAAGAAACACATCTGTTGTAACTACGGGAAGTTTTGCCTGGGAGAATGGTATGCCTGATACTAGGGTTGTTTTTAACCCTAATAAAGACGGTAGGTTTAAAATAACTTGGGTTCCACCTAAAGATCTGCAAAACCGAGTAATAATAAAGAATGGCACTAAATATCCTGGAAACGAGCACTGTGGTGCTTTTGGATGTGATAGTTACGATATATCTGGTACAGTTGATCAAAGAGGTTCCAATGGATCTTTACACGGATTAACTAAGTTTTCTATGGAAGACGTACCACCAAATCATTTTTTCTTAGAATATATAGCTAGACCACAAACAGCTGAGATATTTTTTGAAGATGTTTTAATGGCTTGCGTATTTTATGGTATGCCAATATTAGCTGAGAACAACAAACCAAGACTCTTATATCATTTCAAAAGAAGAGGTTATAGAGGTTTCTCAATGAATAGACCAGATAAAGTTTGGAATAAACTATCAGTTACAGAAAGAGAAATAGGTGGAATACCTAACTCAAGTGAAGATATTAAACAAGCACATGCTGCAGCTATAGAAACATATGTTGAGCAGTTTGTTGGTTTATCAGATACTGGTTATGGAGATATGTATTTCCAAAGAACATTAGAAGATTGGGCTAGATTTAATATTAATAATAGAACAAGTCACGATGCCTCTATTAGTTCTGGTTTAGCTTTAATGGCTTGCAATAAACACAGGTATGTACCTGTTAATAGAATAGAAAGAAAGCCTGTTGATCTAGGTTTTAAAAGATACAATAATGATGGTAGTACCTCAAAAATTATACTATAAATGAATATATACACAAATACCAATAGTTCTTTTCCAAGCCAAGTGGTTAGTGATGCAGAGAAAGCATCGTTAGAGTATGGTATTCAAGTGGCTAGAGCCATTGAACAGGAGTGGTTTGATCAAGGAAGAACTAATGCTAACAGGTATCAAACTAATTATAATAACTTTCATCAGTTAAGATTATATGCTAGAGGTGAGCAGTCTATACAAAAATACAAAGATGAGTTAGCTATTAATGGTGACTTGTCTTATCTTAATTTAGACTGGAAGCCAGTACCTGTTATATCTAAGTTTGTAGATATAGTAGTTAATGGTATGTCGCAAAAAACTTACGATGTAAAGGCATTTTCACAAGATCCTGAGTCTTTAAAGAAAAGAACTAATTATGCTTTAGGTATAATGAGGGATATGGCTGCTAAAGATTTAATAAATAAAGCAAATCAATTATTTGGAGAAGATTTTTCAAACTCATCTATACCTACAGAGGAACTACCTGAAACAAGAGATGAACTAGAATTACACATGCAGCTTAGCTATAAGCAATCTGTTGAAATCGCAGAAGAGGAAGCTATAAACAATGTTTTGGCTGCAAATAAATATGATTTAATAAGAAGAAGATTAAACTATGATTTAACTGTACTAGGGATAGCAGCACTTAAAACATCTTTTAACAAATCAAATGGTATTGTTGTTGATTATGTTGATCCAGCCTATATGGTTTATTCTTATACTGAAGATCCTAATTTTGAAGATATATATTACGTAGGTGAAGTTAAATCAATAACTATTGCTGAATTAAAGAAAGAATTTCCTTATATTTCTGAAGAAGAATTAAAAAATATTCAAAACATGCCTGGCAATAATCAGTATATAACTGGTTGGGGTAATTATGATGAAAACACCGTTCAAGTATTATATTTTGAATATAAAACATACTCTAATCAAGTATTTAAAATAAAACAAACTGATATTGGTCTTGAAAAAGTTATAGTTAAAGACGATAGTTTTAATCCACCAGTTAGCGATAACTTTGAAAAAGTATCTAGAACAATAGAGGTATTATACTCTGGTGCTAAGGTTTTAGGAAATAACACAATGTTAGAGTGGAAATTAGCTGAAAACATGACTAGACCTTATGCTGATACCACTAAGGTTGAAATGAGTTATGCTATTACAGCTCCTAGAATGTATAAAGGAAGAATTGAATCTATAGTTAGCAAAGTCACTGGTTTTGCTGATATGATTCAATTAACTCACTTAAAGTTACAACAAGTAATGTCTAGAATAGTACCAGACGGTGTATTCTTAGATATGGATGGTTTAGCTGAAGTTGATCTTGGTAATGGTACAACATATAATGCAGCAGAAGCGTTAAACATGTATTTTCAAACTGGTAGTGTAGTTGGAAGATCCTTAACTCAAGATGGTGAATTAAATAGGGGTAAAGTTCCAATTCAAGAATTAGCATCTTCATCTGGTCAAGGTAAAATAGCTTCACTAATAAACACTTACAATTATTATCTACAAATGATAAGAGATGTAACAGGTTTAAATGAAGCAAGAGATGGAAGCAATCCAGATAAAGACGCTTTATTAGGATTACAAAAGATGGCGGCTAATCAATCTAATGTTGCTACAAGACATATATTGCAATCAAGTTTATACTTAACTCTTAGAGCTTGTGAAAATATATCTTTAAGAATAGCTGATTGTATTGATTTTTCTTTAACATCAAATTCATTAGCTAATAGTATATCTACATTTAATGTGGAAACATTAAAAGAAATTAAAAATTTAAATCTTCATGATTTCGGTATATACTTAGAATTGGAGCCAGATGAAGAGGAACAAGCTCAATTAGAGCAGAATATACAAATAGCGCTTCAATCAGGTGGTATTGATCTTGAAGACGCTATAGACATAAGGCAAATTAAAAACTTAAAGTTAGCTAACCAATTATTAAAATTAAAGAGAAAAAGAAAACAAGCAGCTGTTGAAGCAGCGCAGTTAGCAAACATACAAGCCCAAGCACAAGCTAATTCAGAGTCTAACGAAAGAGCTGCTATGGCTGAAGTTCAAAAACAACAAGCCTTAACGCAAGAGAAAGTTAGTATAGAACAAGCTAAATCTCAATTTGAGATACAGAGAATGCAAACAGAAGCTCAAATTAAAAGAGAGCTTATGGCTGAAGAGTTTAACTATCAAATGCAATTAGCTCAAATAAAGGCTAATGCAGAAGCTGGTAAAATTGCAGAAGTTGAAGATCGTAAAGACAAAAGAACTAAAATACAAGCTACACAACAATCTGAGTTAATAAATCAAAGACAAAATGATTTGTTACCAAAAGATTTTGAATCACAAGGGAATGACACTCTTGGAGGATTCAATCTAGAGCAGTTTTCGCCTAGATAAATTTTATTAATTAATTATATATTATCATATCATGTCAGAAACAGTAAAGCAAGAAGGTGATTTCAAGTTAAAAAGAAAGAAACCTGCAATGAAAAAATTAGATGGCAAGCAAGATGTCATTAAAGTTGATTTAACGCCTAAAAAAGAAGAGGATGCCATTCAAGAGCAAAACACAGATGAAAGCGTGTTACGCACAGAACAACCCGAAGTGGAATTGCAAGAAGTGGTTGAACGAGACGAAGAACCCACAGTCGTTACCGAAGAGGTTGTTGAACAAGAACCAATAGTTATTCAAGAAATAACTGAAGAAGAAGAAGAGGAAGTAAAAGATTTAACAGAGCAAGTTGAACAAGCTGTTCAAGATAATCAAGAAACAGGCAAGCAATTACCTGAAAACATTGAAAAACTTGTTTCTTTTATGGAAGAAACTGGTGGTACAGTTGAAGACTATGTTAGATTAAACGCTGATTACACAAACGTAAACAACGATACTTTACTCAAAGAATATTATAAAAAAACAAGACCTCATTTAGATGCTGAAGAAATAGAATTCCTTATGGAAGATAATTTCAGTTTTGATGAAGAGCTTGATGAAGATAGAGATGTAAGAAAGAAAAAACTTGCATACAAAGAAGAAGTTGCAAAAGCTAAGAACTACCTTGAAGATCTTAAGGGTAAATATTACGAGGAAATCAAGTTGAGACCTGGTATTACTCAAGAGCAAAAGAAAGCACTTGACTTTTTCAACCGATACAACGAAGAGCAAAGCATAGCTGCTCAACAACACGAGAGGTTTAAAGCTGAAACTAAAAAGCTTTTTTCTGATGATTTCAAAGGTTTTGACATCAATGTAGGAGAAAAGAAGTTTAGGTATGGCATTCAAAATGTTGAAAAAGTAGCTGAGAACCAATCAAACATCAACAACCTAATTAAGAAGTTCTTAAATGATAAAGGTGAAGTTGTAGACGCGAAAGGTTATCACAAAGCTATGTACGCTGCTGAGAACATTGACAAAATAGCATCTCATTTTTATGAACAAGGAAAAGCTGACGCAGTAAAAGAAGTTGTCACTAATTCTAAAAACCCTAGCACTGAAACAAGAAAAGCAGCTAGTGGTGATGTTTATGTTAATGGATTAAAAGTCAAAGCTATTAGTGGTTATGATTCTTCAAAACTTAGAATTAAAACAAAAAAATTTAACAATTAAAAAAATTAATTATGGCAGTAGTCGCACCCGTATATGGGTCAATTAAACCGTCTCAGAAGCAACAACTTCTTGAGTCAAATTATTTAAACTTTACAGACGGATCTGGAAATGATTTCGCACAACAGTATTTACCTGAAATTTATGAGGCTGAAG